TTGGCCATAGCTTCGCTATACCCCACCACAACCACCACCACCACGACCGGACACATGGCCTTTGGCCGTGTCCATGGTGTGGTGGTGGTGGTTGTGGTGGGGTATAGCGAAGCTATGGCCAAGCACCAAGGGGAAGGGGTAACCGAAGGTGGTGGGGGAAGCGAGGATATAAAAGAGCGCGCGCAGAGCGGGAGCGTCAGTATGGGATCAGAGCTGAGACCGTTGATATCGGAGGTACAACAGGAAAGGTTTAGTACAGATACAAATAGAATATATAACGCAGGATATAGTGAAATACGGGAACCGAACTGGGGACTCCGGAATAGAATTAGTGGATGGAGTGAACGTGTGCGTGAGCTAACAAGACCAAATAATTATAGTGTTATTGAAGGAAGTGATATAGAATTACCTATAAGTGTCGACGACGATGTGCATATTCCTATTGAAGAAGAAACAAGTTTTAGTGTAAGTGTTCCAGAAGCAACAGAAACTACAGGTTTATTAGGTACTAGTGTCATTAGTGCTGGAACGGGTGTTGCTGGAGGAGCTGCTACTGGACTTGCTGCTAGTGATATTGGATTGGGTGCTGGTGCTGTAATTGGATCTGGAATAGTTGGTTACTTAGGCCATAAAATAATTAGTGGATTAACATATCCTTTTCATCATTATTTAGGACCTGGAAATCCATTAGACAATAATGAGCCTGTGGATAGAGATGATGCAATAGCTGAAGAACACGACAAAGCATATGCAAATGCCAAATCATCAATAGATGTAATAAACGCAGATAAAAAAGCAATAGATCATTTTTCTGAAGATTTTGAAAAAAATGGTAATTTACATTCTTTGATTGGAAAAACTGGATTACAAATTAAAACAGCTATTGAACAACGGTTTGGAGTAATCTACCCTTCTGTTTCAGGTACGTAATACACCTCCTTATGAACGTCCTAATTGGGAATCAATGAATGAAGGTCAACGACAATATTCATATGAACAATGGATGTTATCACGTGTTCGTGCAGGACAAAGATTTACACCACCTCCTCTTTCAGGTGACGAACGAGATAGAAGTCCAATCAGAGGAGGAGGAACAGACAGCGATACATATCCAGACGATTACATACCGCGCACGCCTGGTAGAGATATTCCAGAACTTCAAGAACACAGTGATCATAGTATTGTTAGAGTGGAAGACTCATTACCCTCTACTTCTCACAGAAATAACGATCAAATTCCTGATTCAATTGATGTGGATATGGCTTCTCACTCAGGTGTACCAGATAGTGTTGGCAATCCTGCCGGTACTGGTAATGATCCAGAAACTAATGGTGCAGGTGGTGAACCACCAAATAAAAAAGCAAAAACAGGAGGAGCAAGTAGTAAGAAATTACCAGGAACAGCAAAGCCTCAGAGTCTCGAGGGAACTGGAGATCGATCAATTGTCTATCTTGAACGACCTATAAATCCTAAAAATATTGTCATAACTACTTATAAGAAACAACACAAATTGTTGACATTTGGAATTGCTTCTAAAATATTGAATCAAAAAATTGCTGCTGTAGACAATGTTAATCCAGCTCATGTTATATATTTTCTTACTACTGCTTTAGCTGAAGTTCCTGTTCATAAGCCAGTGTTGTATATGAATCAATCTGAATATGATTTATTACCTGTTGGTGCTGAAGTATTGCAAGTAAAAGTGTCTGTTGTTCAAAGAAATGCATTATTATCATTTCAGACAAATGCTTCATCTACATCATTGGCTACTTTGAATCAAAATAAGAATGGAGTATATTGTATTGGTTTGAATAAAACAGGTTATGGTACTAATCGTAGATATACAGCATTCAATGCAACTGAAAAGATGATTCCTGAAAAATGTGGTCCACCTGTATATGCAGCAGTGGCTGAAGGGTATGAAGGAATGTTGGAAGATCTATATGGTGTGAATAATAATGTAGCATCATTTGTAACATCATTACCAAAGCATCAGGTTGGAATGTATACAACCTTAAAGAATTATTTTTGTATGACACAAACTAGTTTGTATACTGGTGGTTGGCCAAATCTACAATCAAAAGTAGTTGAGTATGATGCTGCTGCTGTAGTGGGAGAACCCATCTTGACATATGTTTATCAACCTAAAATTGCTCCTTTGAAACCTGTTCAGAAATATCTGCCAACACAATTACCATATAGATTTTCCTCTGAATATGTTCATGGTACTTTGCAATCAGGATTTGAAGTAATGACCAAGAATAATACCGATACAACTAAGGATGTAAGTTATTCATCTTCTAATCCGAGAGCAAACATAGATATGTCATTTGATATCTATACTGATATTGAGAAATCACAATGTATGGTTCGTGGTATTGGTGGTAATATGACTCCACAAATACAACCTTCATTGCATATTGGTATTAATCCTGTGCCTGCCTTGACCACTGCTGCAATTACTGGTGGAGATACTAATTCATCATTTACTGATACCAGATCATATTTTGATGTTACTTGTGAATGTGTTGTAGGATACAGAACATATACTGACAGACCATTTGCCTCAGAATATAATTGTGCTGCTGGAGAGGAAATAAGAGGACATAATGGGAAATCACTACCTTTTGACAGTAATACTGTTCCATTTGCTGGATTGTATGTTAATGCTTCCTTGTCAGAGCAATAAAACAACAGTAACATGAATGAATTTATATTTTATTGTTCAATTATCCTTGGAATTATTTCCCAATACACCAATATTTCAAAAGCTACAAGCGGATTAGGTTTCTTATTATACTCAGCTAGGAATGGAGCTTGTTTCCATCTATATACCTTCACTCTATCTACAAATGCTAGTTCATGCATGAATCCAATCATATTATTTGTAAGTACAATAAGTGGTGTCTTATATACATGACAATCTTTTTTTTGTTTTACTCTTACACATAGAGCATCACCACCTGTTAACATTTTCAAAGTGTCTGTATATGCATCCTCATAGTTTGGTTCATTCCACAAAAGCACACGTTTAGATGTTGCTTCTTGTAAACTGAAATTATTAGTCTTATTCATTATACCTAATTGTCCATAGTTCATTAGATAATGTAGATACACATCAAAAAAGAAGTTCTTTCCTGCACTTGGAGGAGACCATACACATATTGTATTACACTTTGGTAATTTACGCTCAAGCACATTATAAAATGTATTTAAAAATGATTTAATCTGAACAACGTCATCATCAAACTGATATGCTAATAGCTTATTTAAAATTGTCAATGAATCATTAACAGAATAGTATTTATCTTCTAATGGTTGATAACCAGCCATAAATGTTGGATTACAATATGGTTGTGAATAAAAAGTATTAAAGTCATGCAAAGTCCAATAACACATTTCCTCACTTTTAGCATCAAGAAAGGATTTCACAGTTTCATTATCTGCACGTAAGTATCGTAAGTCTTTATGAGTTAACCATTGTCTTGTAGATATAATTCCTGCTAATGGACACACGGGATTTTCATTCACTATTTTCTCCATTTCTTCGCGGATGTCACTTGCACGTCGTCTTCTCCTTCTGCCATCTCTACTATTAATTCTTGCACTTTTTCCAGTAACTTCTTCAATGGATGATTCTCCGCATAATTCACTTGAGCCCGTAGAAGTGCATGTTCCCAATATTTGTCCGGAGTCTTGTCCTTGATGTCCTCGCTCCTGTAAAGCTTGATATCCATACGGTAATCCGACCACGGACCCTCCCACTTTAGCGAACTGAAGCCACCGTCCGTTGGAAATGAAATAGAGGATGATATCGTCCCACTGATCTGATGCGATTGAGCTAATCGCTTTACGTTTTCTAATCGCTCCGCGACGCTTAGCTTTAACTGTCTCTTCTTTGAGGATTTTGCATCTACAGCTGCCATCGGAATACGCGCAGTCATGGACGACGTGGACATGATCGTCGTGGGTTGATATAAGGCACAAATTTCCTGGGTAATCTCTAGCTGTTCTAATAACTTGTCTAGCGATTCTATTAGCTTCTCTTGAGTCGTCGCAGGCCAAGACGTCGCTAAGGTACCGGCGAAAAGGTCCGAAAGGCGTTCTTTTAATTCTTGATACGATGTCACGTTGAAGTTGTTGCTGCGGGCCCAATATCTCACCATCGGAAGAAACGCTGTTTTCCACTCCTCTTGAGAAGAATCCTCCAAATCCGTCTCTAGCAGTCTCATCCAAAAACCCGGCATCGTCACGCATTCGTTGCCATACCGTTCCCATAGTGTCATCCAAAGCTGGGACATAGTTACTGTTGTCTGGCTGCTTTCCATCTTGCATCTATATCAAATAAAGTTTTAAACACTTCATCAGTAACTGTATTCCCATTTACTGTTTGTACAATACATAAATCTGTATTATCATCAGAATCATCAGAATCTGATTCCCATAGATTGGTATTATAGTATTTAAATTCTTCATTATATTTGCGTCTGCATTCTGAATAATCCAATATATAACATAATGGTTCGATAATGCAATGATCACACCAATTTTTAGGTTCCCATATTATTTCTTGTAATACATTTTCTGCATCAACAACTGTATGATTTTTATATAATGTATAATATACTCCTTGTAGTTTCCATAGATTTGCTGAATATGGTTTATAATAATCAGAAATGGTAAAGAAACATTGTTTACACAATCGTGATTTTATGCGTGTATTCATGTTTGTTTGAATATAGTATTCGTGATGGATATGGCATGTTATGTCACAGAAATTTGGTACTTCAAATGGATGATTCATGAGTGCTATAAAACATTCTACAGTCATTGGTCTATTTCTTGTTATATGATATGGTGATTGTAGATCTATTATGTCTGTTATTTGAGATTCTTCATCACTACTTAATGGCATTATCTCGTCACAATGTAACCAATCTTTTAAGAGATCTTTTTGAATTGTTTGTGGTAAGCATGTTACTTCACCCCAATTACTTCGATATGTTTCTCTTGTTTTCAATTTACACATATCATATAAACTAGGTGCATTATATACTTTATCTTTTCTGGAATATGTATGCAACATGCGATTCCATTGATCTGTTCGCATACGTTTTATATTATGTTGCATGCTTACCAGCTTTGTACACCCCTGATGCTTTTGATGATCCTTTGTACACCCCTGATGCTCTCGATGATGTCTTGTACACCCCTGGTGTTGGTTGATGTGCACTTGTTGATGTTATTCTGTCGACTGACGCTCCCGCTCTGCGCGCGCTCTTTTATATCCTCGCTTCCCCCACCACCTTCGGTTACCCCTTCCCCTTGGTGCTTGGCCATAGCTTCGCTATACCCCACCACAACCACCACCACCACGACCGGACACATGGCCTTTGGCCGTGTCCATGGTGTGGTGGTGGTGGTTGTGGTGGGGTATAGCGAAGCTATGGCCAA